GGGTATCGACCCAGGCGTTCACGGCGCCATCGCGGTCTTCTCGACCGGGGATCGCCGCGTGTCAGTCATCGACATGCCGGACACCACCGCCGGGCTGCACGACGCGATAATGGCCCTGCCGCCCATCGCGCTCTGCATGATCGAAAAGCCCTACTACCCCAAGATCATCGGCACGGCGAACGTGGCGAAGATCGCGATGGCCTACGGCAAGGTGATTTCCGCTCTGCACTTCAAGGGCATTCCCGTCACCGAGGTGCGCCCCGCCGATTGGAAGGCCGCGCTGAACCTCTCCTCCGCCAAGTCAGCCAGCCGGGAACAGGCTTCGCTCACGTTCCCGGACGATGCGGCGCAATGGGCGCGGGTCAAGGATGACGGCAGAGCCGAGGCGGCGCTGCTGGCGTGGTATGCGATGGGGAAGGTGAAATGAGTTTCGTCATTGATCTCGGGCCGCCAGACGACCGCACAACCCTGGAGTATGCGGTCAAGACCTATGTCGCGGACTGGTTTCTCGATCAATGCCATGGGCTGAACACGCATCAGATGGCTCGAGCCTACTCGGAACAGATCATCAGCGAAATCGAGACGCCCGTGAAGCTGGATACGGCGCGCGACCACATGGCCTCGCATTGGTCATTTCTGTTCGCCCTGATCAAGCACGATCCGTCCGCTTTCGACCACATCATTCTGTCCTACGCGCAACGCGCAGGCTGATCCGCGCGGGGCGGCTCCCCGCATCCAAAGCCCCAGATCGGGCAAATCGACAAAGGAAACAACATGAACGCTTTCTCCAATTTCGACACCGGCGGCAGCGGCGGCTCCGAGGGGCCGTGGATCAGCTGGTCCGCGCGCGGCACCCAAGACGGGGAAATCCCGGCCAAGTCGTTCTTCATCCGCGACACGGACGGCAAGGTGAAGTTCGACGGCTTCTCGACCGGCGTCGTGCTGGACATCACCACGATGAAAACCGGCTGGTGCTATTCGGACGGCGTGGCCGGACAGGCCCCTGACTGGAAGATGAACGCCAGCCTGAACCAGTTCATGCCGGACCCGTCCACCGATGGCCGGGACTACAAGAAGGGCTTCAAGGTCCGCTGTGCCATCGGCGGAGGCAAGACGGCCAGCTGGGATCAGGCCGGGGCGTCCGTCTGGGGCGCGCTGGTGGCTCTCGTCCCCGCGCTGCAACAGCAGCCCAGCCCGGACATGCTGCCCCTCGTGCGCTGCACCGGGGCGAAGTTCGAGCAGTTCAAGCGCGGCTCGACCAATACCCCGATCCTGGAAGTGGTGAAGTGGGTTCCCCGCCCCGACTGCCTCAAGGAAGGGGCCGCCGCCGGTATCGCCACCGAACCGGCGCAGCCGGTGCAGCAGCAAGCCGCCGCACCGGCCCCGGCAGCAGCTCTGGCCGACGACGCTTTCTGAGGGCCGCGTCCACCAGCGCAACAACCGTCCCACCCTCTCGGGGGTGGGGCCACCCTAACAACAAACCAACCGAGGCGGGCAAGTGTTGAATACGCAGGCGGACCCAAAGCCCGATCTTGCCGCCATCCGGGCCGATCTGGAATACATGACTGCGCGATGGGGCGAACTGCCTGAACGCGCCATGTTCGAGATCCGCGCCTTCAAGGAAGGCAGCCAACCGCAGACGTTCAAGTACGCCGTCGATTGGATGGATGATGCCATTGGCGTTATCTCCGATCTGAACCAGCGCGGTTACAACCTCTATGCCGTCCGCAACCCGATACGCGAAACCTGTGCAGGGTCTGCAAAGGACACAGACATCATCGCCGCGTTCTTCCTGTGGGCAGACTGCGACGACCCAGCCGCAGCAGGCAACGTCCTGCGATTTGACGGCCCGAAATGGTCCGCCGCCGTCACCACTGGAACAACCCCGTCCACCCGCGCGCATGTCTACTGGTCGCTGCAAGACCCCTGCCATGACCTCGCACAATGGCGTGACATGCAGTCGGCCATCGCCGCGCACTTCGGATCCGACGCTTCGGTCATCAACCCCAGCCGCATCATGCGGATCGGTGGAACCGTGTCCTGGCCCTTCGCCAAGAAGCGGGAGCGTGGCTATGTCTCCGAACTGACCACGCTGCGCACTGAATACGCGGACCCGCGCCCTGCCGTCACGCTGGACCAGATGCGCCGCGTTTTCGCATCAAGCGCGCCAGCCGTGCCGCTGTCGCAGAGGGCCACGGCATCCGCACCAGCGTTCCAGATCGATACGGGATACTCGTCCAAGACATCGGAAGGCGAAGTTCGGGAATTGCTTTCCTTCATTGCGCCGGATTGCGGCTATCAAGATTGGTTGTCTGTCTTGATGGGGCTGCACGACAAATTCAATGGGTCTGATCTTGGTCTGGCGATAGCTGAGGAATGGTCGGCTGGCGGGACAAAGTATGTGGCCGGTGAGGTGGCATCAAAGTGGAAAAGCTTTGACGTCGGCGGTGGGTCAGGCTTCGGAACCATCGCAGAGCTGGCAAGGCAAAACGGCGCAGACCTTTCGGCAATAGCACGTCAGCACAAGTCGCAGGCATCGACGCAGTTCCGCGAACTGTCCGAATCCGAGGTTGCGGCAATCCCAGCCCTTATGTTCACGCCCTGGCGCGAGAAAGACCTTAGCCAAATCCCGGTTCCTGAGTTCCTGTATTCCGACTTCTACGCCCGGAAATACACGTCGGTCACGCTGGCGGCACCGAAGGTCGGGAAGTCCATGCTTGGCCTTGCCGAGGCCCTGGACATGGCTACTGGTCGCGGCTTTCTGACCGGCCAGCCGCGCGACCCGTTGATCGTCGTCTACTATAACGCGGAAGACGACCAAGACGTCATGGACGCTCGCGTAGCGGCCCTTCTGACGCACTATGGCATACCGCAGTCGGAAATAAACGGGCGGTTCTATCCCGTGTCCGGCGTAGAGGCGGAAGATTTCTACCTGATGTCTGGCGACGTGCCGGTCATCAACGAGACTCTTTTCGTCGGCCTCGAGAAGTTCTGCGAACAAGCCAAAGCCGACGTCCTGATCTTCGACCCATTGCAAGACCTGACACGCAGCGGAGAGACCAACGAAGCCTTTCGTTTGCTGGGCCAGCGTCTGCGCCGAATGGCAAACAAGGTCGGGGTGGCGCTCGGCCTGATACACCACACTCGCAAAGTCGCACCCGGCATCACGCCATCCATTGACGACATGCGCGGCGGTAGCGCTCTCCGAGGGACGGCCCGGTTCAACCGCATACTGGTCAGCATGACAGAAGACGAGGCCGCCAAGGCTGGGCTGCCGAACCATCGGCACTTCCTCCGCATTGGAGACATGGAAAGCAACCTCGCGCCGCCTTCGGCAGAGGTGAACCAGTGGTATCAGAAGATATCGGTCAGGACGCCGAACGGGCACCACGTTGGGGCTATAGAACGATGGGAATGGCCCGATGCCTTCGATGGCGTGACCCGTCAGGATGCCGCCCGCGTTCGCGCAATCTTCTCCTCGGCAGCAGAGCCGCCGCGCGCCGATATCAGGTCAGCAAAGTGGGCTGGCGTCCTCATAGCCGACACCCTCGGCATCAATATGACGACAACATCCGGCAAGGCGAAGATCAAAGTGCTTCTCGAGAAATGGCTCGCATCGGACGTGCTGAGGCTCGCCGAGGGCCGCGATAATCGCGCCGGAAGGCCGGTCAACATCGTCATCGCAGGCGACAACAACCCGATGTCGGAGGTCTCCGAATGACCCCGAAAACCCACAGTTCACCACAGTTTCCACAGTTCACCACAGTTCACCACAGCAACTGTGAACACTTCTCTCACCACACCACCACAGTAGTTCCTGTGGGGTGTGGGGAGTGTGTGGTGGAAACCGTGGGGCATTTTGGCGGGGCTTCAACAGTCCACGCTTTTCCACAGTCCACAGAAGGAACCACGCCGTGAAGGTGAAAGCGCACAAAACGTTTTATGGGGGTGTTCTCTTTCGCTCCCGCCTCGAAGCGACCTGGGCCGCCTTCTTCGACATCGAAGGTCTGCCTTGGGCATACGAGCCTATTGATTTGGACGGGTGGGTTCCCGACTTCGCGCTTTGGCTGGACCGGCCAGTCTATGTCGAGGTCAAGCCCGCACCTCTGAAGCCAGTTGGCGCTATCCCAAAGTCTGCCGTTCTGGACTCGTCATTCCCAGGATTCGCCAAGGCAAGGGAACATGCATTGGACGTGGACGTCCTTCTGCTTGGGATGCAGCCGAACAGTGACGCCGACTACTTCGGCATCGGCACTTTGCTGGACTCGCCGAACGGGCTGCCCTGGTGGCCGCTTCATGATCGGCTGACTGTTCATGGTCAAAAGGTCAAATGGGGCGCTGCGCTTGCTGCAACGCAATGGGTCCCCCAATGACCCGCCCCATGCGCCACAAAGCCCATGATCGGCTGACCAACCACGGCGCTTCGGCGGCAGAGATCCAATGCGACCTCGCCACCGGCCCGTTCGACCGCGTGGCCCGCGAGATGGATCGGACCTGGGGGCAGGACCGGCTGCCCGATCTGGTCAGACCGGAAACTGCTGCGCGGTGGGGCACGGCCATGGCGAACCTTAACGCCGCGCTGGACGCCAAAGATCCGCAACTCGTCGTCGCCCGCGTCAATGCCTGTCTGCGCGGTTTCGCCGCCATGGACGCCGAAGCCATCGCCGCCGGACACCAGCCCATCAAGGCCGAAGCCTGGGAGATCGAGGTGGACGGCGTCACCTGCGCCATCCTGCGTGACGACGCGGCCTGGCCAGCTTTCGCCGCCGAGCGACCGGGCGTCAGGGTCTATTCGTTGCGCGAGGTCAGCAACGCGCTGGCGGCCTATGGCGGGATGGTTGCCGCGGTCAAAGAGGCATTCCCCGGCGCCCGCGTCACGGCGATCCGAAAGCCAACTCCCCTTGAAACTGAACTCAACGACGAGGTGCCATTTTGACCCCGCAAGCCTACGCCGCCAACCTCCTCACCCGCTTCCCCCACCTCACCAGCATGGAGGCCATGGCCCGCCACGAAAGCGCCGTCGCCAAGCGCAGCTGGGAGCGCTGCACCGCCAGCGTCACTCACCACACCGGGCAGATCGCCACCCGCCACCGCAGGCAGGCCTGGGCCGCCGCCATCATCGGCATGTCGCCCATCAGCCGTGAAGAGGCCCGCGAGGCTTGGGGCGTGACCAACAGTGCGGCGGACAGTCGGCTCGACAGCCTGGAACTTGGCGGCTTCGCAACCAGGACGGAAGGCAAGCCCCTCCGCTGGCACATCAACACCGAGGGGAGGCAGGGATGACGCTCATGATCAGGCACTTCGACTGGCGCAGGGCACTCCTGCACGGCGTCACCCTCGCCGCCGAAAACCACCGCGACCACGACACCCCAGAGGCGTGGACCGCCATGTGGGAATTGCTCCGTGAGGCAGCCGCCGTCTCCCGGTCGTGGGACGCCCCGCCGCGATCAGGTTTCCCGGATCGTGGTTCATGGCCCGAGACGCCGGACGAGATCACCGCGTGGCAGCGGCAGATGGCATACCTGCAAGGCGCGCTCGACGAGGTGCCGCAGGAGGAGCCTGAGCCTCCCGTGCCGTCCGCCGCCGAGGTGACGCGCGCCGAGGCTGTCCTGAGCCTCTGGCATGGCAGCGCGCTGATCGTCGGCGGACACCCCCACCGGCACAAGCGCGCCATATGGCGCCTGGCCGAAGGCGCGTTTCTCGGCTCCGTCACCCGCATGACCGGACTGCACCGATCCGAAGTGCTGGCCCTGCGGAAAAGAGCCGCGACCGATATGCTGCGCGCCGCCGGGGTCGAAAAATAAACCGCGCCGGGCTGCATTTTCCCTGTTGACCTATGTCCCGTAATGTCCCATATTCAATTCATGAGGCAAGGGGGTTGGCCCCGGCCCGAAGGTCCAAGGAGAACCGGAAATGACCACCCTCTACCACGGCACCAGCGAAGAAGCAGCCAATGCGATCCGTGAAACCGGCTTCATCTGCGGCCCGGTGTTTCTCACGCCGTCGCGCTCGGTCGCCGAGAGCTACGGCGAGGAGGTCATCTCGGTTTCCGTCGACGACGACTCCCTGATGATCGACCTCGACATGCCGGGCGCCAAGCTCCTGTCCGTAACCGACGCTGCCGAATACCTCGGTGAGGAGTGGGACATCGCAGAATTCATTCGTCGCGGTTATTCGGTGGGCGTGGCCAACAATGTCGCAATCTGACAAACCGATGGGCCGGGCCGACTTCGAGCGGCTCGGCACCGGCATCTGGGGCGGTCACGGGTGGAAATCCGAGGCCGCCCGCGCCTTCGAGGTGGACCGGAAAACCATCAGCCGCTGGATCGCCGCTGACAGCATTCCCGATTGGGCTGCTGTCCGGCTCCGGGCGATGGCTCATATAGCGCCCCCGCCGGGAACGACAGACGTAGATGACCGTGACGACGCCTGCGCCGATGCGATGGAGGGCGATCTGTCGCGGCTGGTGGAGCTGGCCACGGACGCGGGATGGCAACGCGGCGAGGTGATGGTGGCGATCCTGTCGCTGACCGTGACCGACCTGCTCAACCACGCAGGGACGGACGTGACGCTGCAACTGCTGGCCGACGCGGCAGATGGCATCCGTGCGCGCTGATGCTGCTGATTGACGAGGGGCGGGCCTGACAGACAGGGGGTTGACGCTCCCGAAAAAATCAGTCATTTTCACGCTCGGATAAGTACGCCCGCCAGGATCACCCTGCGCGGGCGTTTCGCATTTCCCGGCACACACTCACCGCGACAATCCCCGCCACGGCGGGCTGCGCTTTTCTGGGGGCGGATATGGCTGATCGGGACAGCGCAGGGCGCTTTCAGCCGGGCCACAATCTTCCAGGCCCCGGTCGCCCGAGCCTCTATGACCCGAGTATGAACGAGCAGGCTCACAAGCTTGCGCTGCTGGGGCTTACTGATGGCGAGATCGCGGAATTCTTCGGGGTGGATGAGGCCACCATCAACAACTGGAAGAATGACCACCCCGCTTTTTTTGAGTCGCTCAATGCAGGGAAAGTTTCCGCCGACGCTGATGTTGCCGCTAGCCTCTACCGGAGGGCAATGGGCGAGGTTGTCTACACTGAGCGCCGGGTGAAGGGCAAAGACGGAGAGTATGAGGTCATCCGCCTCATGCAGAGTGTTCCGGGCGACCCCGGCGCGGCGAAGCTTTGGCTGACAAACCGTCAACCCCGGTTGTGGCGCGACAAGCAGGAAATCGACCTGAAGCAGCCTTTGGACGAGGACGCCCTTGATGCTGCAATTGCCGCAAAACTGGCAGCAATGGCCGAAAAGGGACAAGGCTGAGCTTCTCGGCCTTCTGAGGGCACGGGAGAGACTGGCGGCGCAAGAAGCGCTGCGCACCTATCGCCCCTACGCCAAGCAGAAGGCCTACCACGCCATCACGGCCCGCGAATGCCTGTTCATCGCGGGCAACCAGTTGGGCAAGACGCTGGCCGGTGCGGCTGAAATGGCGATGCACCGGACCGGCGAGTATCCCGACTGGTGGGACGGTCACAGGTTCGCCAGGCTGGTCAGGGCCTTGCCAGGGTCTGGAAGCTACCAGTTCATCCGCGACGGGGTCATGCGTCTTCTGGTAGGGCGGCCTGCTACGAAGGCGGA